GGGGGTGAAGAGAGTAGTTGCAAGTAATCGACAACGATTAAACCAAGCTCTCCTTCCAATCTTTGCTTGGCAATGAATGATTCAATACTTTGCATGGTTGCTTGGTTGTCATCCTTGAATGTTATAGGCCAACCTTGCATTGCTTGCACTTGTGTCTCAAGTTTTTGCTTATGACCAGCATTGAGAAATCCCTTGCCTGTTGGTTTGCGCACGCCGCTTGCATTGGAGAGCAATCTACCAGCACACTCGCTTGCAGACATTTCCAAGCTTGCATAAGAAGCACGCAATCCACGCTTTGCAGTCTCATAGGTCATTTGTATGGCAAGTGCTGACTTCCCTACTCCTGGGCGTGCTGCAAGGACGTACAAACTACCTTTCTTGAATCCACCTCCAAGAATAGCATCTAACTTTTCCAATCCTGTTGGGATTGCTTGTGTACCACCTGCATCAACTTCAAGAAATTCTGCAAATGCTTCTTTACTTGCTGCACCACATGCAACCACACCCTTTCTTTGACTGAGTGACTTTGCAATGGTGTTTACAAATGTCTGAGAAATCTCTTCTGCTGGCTTGCTCTCTTTTAAATCATCATTGGCTTGCCATAAAGCACGCTCCACGGATCTTGTATTACGATGGTTTATTAAATATTCAATGTATCTTTCAATTCCACCACCACCATATTTCTCGCTAAGAAAAAGTATCTCATCTTTGAGATGTGCATGTTCAATGATCAAGTCTATCTCATTGCAGGGAGAAAGGCGCAAGCACGATTCAAATATCGTTCCACGATCCAAGCTACTAAAGTCATCCTTAGTAAGTGCTTCACCTGCTTGTGCAGTGGCTACTCCACTTTCATCATGCAGCATGGAAGAGAGAACTGCTTGCTCTGCTAACTCGTAATCAATCATCAGGGTGTTTCATGGTGACATCGAAATTTAATCCATGAGTTGAAACAGAATTATTTACCACGTTATCATACCCTCCATCATTCAACCATGAGTTTGGATGTTTTGCATAATTTCCTTTCTCGTGAAAATGTTGATTGTATTTATCTGCAACTATCTTTGGATCAAGCTCTGCAAGTTCATTCCAATTCAATCTGATAGTCTTTACAACACGTCTTGCAAATTGCTGGTTTTTACATACTTCCCAGAATGCTTGAAACCATGCATGAGTTTCCTCTTTTTTTGCATCCTTATTTTTTGTCTCTGTATTACAGTTCATTATATCTTTAGATATAATAATATTATCTACACGCGTGCGCACGCGAGGATTGTAAGACGGGGGTATTACATTGGCATTTTGCAAGGTAGGTGCAATGAACTGAGAAATTGCTGCTTTTACGACCTCAGATTTGTTCATTCCTGTAAGCTCGCAAAAGGTCATTAATCTTGCATTTGCAATCTCGTTTAATCGGAATGATGTGGAGTAACTTTTTGCTTTTTCTTTTTCTTCTTCTGTCATGTTTTTATCCTCCAATTATTGCTATTAAAAATGCAAATATCATGTAGATCCATAAGATTACCGCACTGATGAATGTTACTGCATATGTGATTCTTTGTGTTGTTGTTAGTTTTTTGTCGAAGTCCATTTTATGTACTAATTTGTAGGTTTTTGTAGTTTATTATGTTCTAGAATTTTAGCAGAATAGTCCTTTATCAAGTCAGTTTTTATCAAGTATGCTTTCTTTGGATGGGTATCTCCTTTGCCTGTGAACTGACGCAAGGGTGGATTTAATTCTACTATTAAGTTTTTAATTGCTTGTGGAGTAATGAATATAAACTCCGTTTTTGTATCGAAGATCCACCAATCTGCTGTGGTTGCCATCAACCCAGATCGCTTGCCATACATCTCCACTTCCACCACGAGGTTGCCTGAATAATGCGCCTTCCAATCCTGCTTTACTTCATATCCTTGCTTGGTATTGGCTAAGAAGAAATCAAAGCCTGAGAACTTGCCTGGTATGGGTATGGGCCTATGCCCTTGGGATTGGAAGAACGCAATTATTTCGGCCTCACGCAGCTTGCCAATAGATAGGCTGGTGTCAAACTCAGTCATTGACGCTCACTTCGACCCACGTCTCTTCTTCCTTGTAGGTTTTGACTTTCTCTTGACTGACTTCGAGGGTGATGCTTTTTGGGTCATCTTCAGGTATAATTTCCGAAGACCGAAGCGAATCGACAAGGTACTTGACTCCCCCAACGAGGTTATCCGGGTCGCAGATCCTGACCCTTCTGCTAATAATGCGGACTCGATGGCGAGCATCGCTGCCCGTTGCATTTCTCGCTTCTCCTTGACTCTTGCCCACCGATTCATACCCAGTAGTGTGTTCAATGAAGGGGTTCGTTTCTTCACGCACAGCGTTATTTTTTCTCCCTTTTCCATTGCTAGTTGGCATCTATGTTTCTTCCCACCAGGTTAATCTTGGCTGCCATTACAGGATCGCACTCAAGCATGTTCTCAATCGCTCGGCATGCATGGGAAATGTTACTATGATCTCGGTCGAAAACCTTGCCCAGCTCTTCAACCTTGTATCCTTGTTTGCGAGTATAGAAAATTGCACATTGACGCGCTAATGCAACATCCTGTGTACGCTTTCTGCTATTAATCTCTGCAACACTTACGCCAAGAGTCTTGGCGCACACCTCCTTGATGTCATCAATTGATACCATGCATTCCTTACTAGTATATATTGTAATGTCAGGATCACTTGGATTATTCATATCCTCACCTGCTAATGTAGCTACTAATTGCTTCATCGCTGCATGCAGTACCACAACCGCGCCTTCAAAGTTCTGCTGCTCAATATGAGCTTCAGCATAACCCAGCACTTTATCCATCTCGTTTAATTTTAGTCTATTAGCCATTCTGTTGAATCCCTTCCATCGGTTTTTAACCAGTTAGTAATTTCTCTTTTGTCCCATGCAAATCCACGTCCAAGGCGGCCTGTCATTCCATCCACGATGTAACAGGTAAATCCTTCATCCGCATGAAATTGATCAAGCGTGGTCTGCGATTTATAGCCCATAAGTTTCAATGCTTTTTTGCTAGTGATAAGGTATTTTTTTGCCCCTTGATTTCTTCCCATTACGCAGACTTCCTTTCATTTTCCCAACGAAGTGCGGTAGAAAATTCAGTCATGTCCACCATGTTACGATTGCCCACTTTTCGTTGTTCAAGTTTATGTTTCTTTACTACCTTGCAAACAAAGCTTCGACTCACTCTAAACTTATCTGCTATCTGAGTGATGCTCAGTCTGTTAGTTGTAAACAATCCACCAAGGTTTAGCGTTTTAATGTCATCTGTGTAGCCAGGCCATACATCTGTTGCTAGGCATTTACCATACAACTTGATTGCTTCAAGCACTCGTGGGATCTCCTTTTCAATATCGTTATTATCCAGAGCATAACATGCAGTTGCGTATGGCTCACTCTTCTCAACCACCAAGAATACAAATTGCTTGGGACGCTCGCCCATAGCTCGTAACCCTGTCATGTAAAACGCTGCTTGGAATGCATAACCAAATTGACGCACGCTCTTAGCAAATCCTTTCTCGCTTGCATCTAATGTAGTTTTAAGATCAAGCACCATTCCTGTCTCGCTATTATATAGGTCAGGACGAACCTTGCATGGCGTGCCATCGACCTCGAAGAATCCTGTATGCTCAACCTTACTTGCCGCATGATATAGCGTTTCCATCAACAATGGATGTTGGCGTGCAGATGCAGCTACTTCCATGCACATATTATAATCAGCCTCTGGTAACCAACGCTTATTTGGTTCTGCTTCTTCCATCTCGGCCATTGCATCTTTGTACGCTTTGGTTCTGCTAGAGTTACCATCAATCTCACTTGGCTTGCACCCAAATTCAACATCAACTAATGCAGGTTCTAATGCAGCAGTGTGTACTAAGCTACCATTCAGATGTGCAGGTGTGCTTGGACTTGGTTGTCCCATCGCATGCTTCACCTTCAGTGGGCAAGAGCCGAGCAAATTTCTTGCCCGGCTCGAACCCAACGCAGGGTCTGCATGATAGTCCTCGTTATTAATATTAGGACGTAGCATATCAATAAGGGACTTCGTCCTCGTCCTCCTCTGCTGGTGGTGTAAACGCTGCAAATGGATCTTCACCATCAAACAATGCTGGTAGGTTAATGCGTTTCAGTTCTGCCTTCGCAATAGCACGCAAGTCCTCATCCAACTTCTTGATTGGTTTTGGATTCATTGCATAGGTTGTGTCCAAACCTTCACCATTACGCACCACGCTGATGTCGTACTTACGGCAATCTCCCCAATCCTCATCATTTGCAAGCTGTAGCAACTCCGCTTGTAGTTTTGTCTGCGTCATCTCCAATACCTGGACTTTACTCTCTGCATAATTGTAAACCACAAACGCATAAAAACTGCGTGGTTTATCATCGAATGACATATCTGGATGCTCGCCTTCTGCCCAACGAATCGGACGCTTCTTGCCATCCACGATTGCCCAGCCTAACGTTCCATGAATAAAGCCTGGAGTAGGCTTATCATCACTCGATCCGATTATTCGGAACTTATTATCTCCCTGCTGAAACCTCATATAGTTTCCAGCGCCACCACCACCTTCTGAAGGTGCTTTTATATTACTTGGTAAGAATGCCATGTTATTATATTTATTTGTTATTTTTGTATGTTTGTATTGACATGTAGTTTTTAGTGTAGTTTCGTGTGTTTTATGCCATCAAAACCCAATCTCACTAAACCCGTATCAATTCGATTATCTCCGTCCGTGCGGAAAATTGTTAAAACTATCTCTGAAGATACTGGTCTTCTCCAAGCTCAAGTGTATGATCTGATCCTCCGTGCAGGGACGGAAGCGATTGCAAAAAATAACATGCAGTTTCAGATGCCTCTTCGCTTTGAGTTGAAGCAGTAAATTTATTTAATTGTTTAACTAGGTCTGCTATACAGACTATGCTGGGGCGGTCGCAGAATATTTCAACTGTGCCGTCCTTTTTTTGTGTCATCTCAATTCCGTTAAATACTATTGTGTAATTAGGTGTAGTCATTTGTAGTGTTTATTTATCGTTTTTTACCGCCATTTAAAATTAGAAGTTTAAATTAGGATGCCTTTAACTGAGGCAATCCTGAGTAGATACGATCCGTGATTTTCGTATCTGCGTGACCCAACGCTTTACTAGCTGCATAGATTCCATCGCTACGCATTATTCTGTGTCCGCAATACTTACGAAGTAAATGTATTCTGTAAGTCTCCTTTACGCCACACTCGTCCCTTAAGAATTTATTAAAGATTTCCGGGAGGAAGTATCCAGGTGCATCTAATACTAATGCATCCGATGCTGCACTACCACGAAGGTCTTGGAGTATGTTCCAATAGGTAGGATCGCAAGGACGATCCTCAAAATCTGTGGGCTTTGCACGCTTGATACTCTTAGGTTGCCAGACCCGAATTAATTTATTGCCATCTAGCGTTGAATAAAAATCACTCCACTTGATCCGCTTTATTTCAGATCTGCGCAATCCAAGTCCATACCCAAGCAAGAATGCTAGGTAAATGTTAGGTCGCTCGAACCTTACTTCTTCAGACTTTGCAATAATTCTATCAATTGCTTGCGTTGGAATGAACGCCTTAACGCCAATTGGACTAACTCTGTGTGCAGTCCAATTAGAAAAGAAGCGAGGTTCTATGCCTACGCTCCTGTAGTACTCGCACATGTTCCTAGAAAATAAACTCTTTGCACGCCTTAACCTCTCCTTGTGTTCTGGGAATACCTGTGCGTAGTGCGCAGGTA